TACGTGAACGAGAACAGTTTCCTTGTCTCTTCTTTGTCTTCTCTCGTAAGAAGCTAGAGGAGATGGCCAAAGAAATTCAAGTACCTCTATTTGACCCAGGCGAGATTGATTTCCAGATTGAACCCATCTGTAAGCAACTACTTGTTACCCGTTTGGAAAATTGGAAAGAATATATGCTTCTACCAGAATACACCTTTTATATTTCTCTTTTAAAAAAAGGGATTGGAGTCCATCATGCGGGTATGTTGCCTATCTTTCGAGAAATGATAGAAATTTTGTATGAACAAAAATACATTGCGGTATTGTTTGCTACGGAGACCTTTTCTATTGGATTAAATATGCCCACTAAGACCGTGTGTTTTACAAGTCTTTACAAACATGATGGACATGGAGTAAGATTGTTATATCCACATGAGTTTACCCAGATGTCGGGACGCGCAGGAAGACGAGGTATCGATACAGTGGGTCATGTAGTCCTGGTGACAAATATGTATGACCCACCTGATACGAGTTCTTTGGTGAAATTATTTGTCACTCCTCCAAAGGTGATTAAATCTAAATTCAAGATGAATTACTCGCTTTTGCTTAAGGAACCCGACCTTGACGCAGCCAAGAAGATTGCGCATCAAAGTTTAATGAAAGTGGATATTGACCGTATGGAACTATCGTGTCGGATAGCACTAGAAGACCAACTTATACAATATCATAAAAAAAGAACATATCTAACTCATAAAGACGAATGTCAGTTGTATCAGAGCAAACTAAATAAGATGGAAATGCTCCCTGCTAAACAAAAAAAAGAGACCATGAAACAATGTAAAGAAATGGAAACTTCCGAATTTTTGTCTCAGTATTTACTCTTCAAAGAATTACAAGAGATGGAAAAAGAAATCGAACGCATTCAACAGGAAGAAACCTATGCGTCCACCTACATCGAGACAAAAATGAATGATTTGGATATTATTTTAAAGGACAATGGATTTGTAGAAGACAAGAAGATAAGAGCTTCATGTATTCATGAGGTACATCCACTGGTGATGACGGAACTATGTATCGAGACCAAGTATTTTAAAGACTATACATGTAGTGATTTGTTTGGTATTCTCTCTTGTCTATGCGACGTGAAAGTAGAAGAACCCTTGAAGAACTTTCATCCAAACTTTTTGGTGAAAGAACATCAATTCATACAATCTAGATTAGATTATTATATGGACCAAGAGTACAAAAAAGATTTACCTTCTACGGAAGTGCGTATACAATATGACATGGCCAAATATGTTTGTGGATGGATGGAAAATTGCTCGAATGAATTAGAAAGTGTACAATGGATTGAAACATTTAAACATGAGAAAGGGTTGTTTGTAGCAGACTTTATCAAAGTTTGTCTCAAGTTGGTGAACATGGCGCGAGAATTGGAACGGGCATACGAGGACAAGCCTGAACTATGTATGTTGTTGAAGAAAGGTACAACTCAACTGTTGAAGTTTGTATGTACACAAGATTCATTGTATCTATAAAGGGTTTATCTGCGAGAACTGCAGTTACCACTGACATCATAATAGTCGTCATATTCGACATGGACGACTAAGTTATTCACAATATCGGACTGTCCTCGGCTGAAACGGGGGGCTCTCTGGAAAGGGTACATGATAGAATACCGTTAGACGTTTTATAATGATAAATATTTTATTCTTACAAACGACATCATTTAACGGTCCCATCGGTGACGACAATGGTCTCGTTCATAGTGTTCATACTGAGGGCCTACTGTCACGATTAAGTTATTTAAAATACTGGGTTGGTGGTGATGATGTCCATGATGTCCATGGTGATGGTGGTGGCCATAGGGTCCATAGGGATAGTAACGGTCGTAGTAAGGAAACATATAGACTACGGCTAGACAATTCTAATTCATAAATATTTTATTCGATTCGAAATCGAACCTTCTTTTTCAAGTTGTACTCATCCATGAAAAGGAAGGGTCTAATCCGTATTTCCGAAAGAGTTTCATATTCGTTTGATGTATGAATGTTACATGTATTCCCAACAGAAGGTAGATATAGAGTATATTTCCACACATCTCTTGCTTTGGTTGATATTTCTTTTGAATAGACAATCGCATCATAGAGATGGTCGTCCCCTGTAGACAAAAGATGAAACCATTTTGTTTTTGATTGAATTTGCTTGATACTACGCATGCCGCTGTTGAGTTCATCCAGTTTATCATAGAAACGGAGGCACACTTCAGGTTGAAAAGGATACAAGTTCTGCTCGATGCACAGTTGAGTCATGTTCATGATATCCACTAGCCTACGTATGGGTGAGCTCACTTGTGTGTAATCGCCTGTATAAGAATATTCGGAATAGTTCATGAAATAATCAGGGAACCGTTTGTCCAATATCTGGTCTTTTTTTTGAATATGTAAATGAATTCCCTTCTTGAGAATCGCACCGCTATAGGTATTGATTTCTTTCATGAGAGTGGATACTAGGTCATGACTATCTTTTATTGACATGTTCTTAGAGAGGGAATGATAATCAGGGTCTTTCAGGAGACGTTCTTCTTCGTAATGAAAATTATCCGATATTCGAACCTTTGCTACCTGAAATGAACGTCGTCCATCATGATAGAGGTCCAACACGAGACAAGGTCTTTCACATCCCTTATGTAGAGAACATAGACTGGCTATGATAGGATGAAGCATACTCACTCGCTTTTCAGGAAAATAAATATTGGCGACACGGGTTAACAAACAGTCTGTCAACTCGAGCTTTTCCAATACATAAGGAACAAGTGAGATATAAACACTTTTTTTATCCGCATCGATGCTAAACCCATCGTCTAGGTCAACGCTATCCGGACCGTCAATGGTAAACACTCTGTCCTCTCGTAATGGAAGGTCTATCTTAAAGGAAGGAATACGCTTCAAGGCTTCTTTCTGCATCAGTTGAAGAGACCCTTGTAATGATTTACAGTAGATGAGATACTCATATGAATGTTCCAATACATCAATCGAACCAAAATTTTGTGTAAGTGTTCCTACGGGTTGTTGTAGATTCCAATGTTTAAATTGAAAGGTTACATAATAACAGAGTCTCTTTTTTTCAAACTGAGGAAGGATTTGATAAGGAACATAGAAATCAGGAAGTGCTTTGTTGTCTGGATGACACAAGTACAACATTTTTTTGTTTTCCTTACCATACATAAATCGAGTGTCTAAAATACCTGGAATATATTTATTCATCCTAGTGGGTGAAGAAATACAGATGAGCGTTTTCTCGTCAAAGACATCGTCTACAAATGATTTTGGAGGTCGGGTGACCATTTTATATATCTATCATGGTGTGTTTATATTGGTTTGATATAAGAATGACTCAGACCTCAAACATTATTGTGATAGGATATCTTTTTCCGTACCACGGTAATGTTTAGCCATTGGATTGGAAGGGTCCAATGTCTCACAAATCATACCTTGAACATTCATGGTTCCATAGTCATTCAACAGAACATTGTACAGTTTCTCTCCTTTGTAATGTACATAAGTAAATCCTTTATGATGCTTTACAAATCGATGTGCGGCCTTGAGTTTACCTTTGTAGTAAATTTTGTGACGAGGACTCATGAAAGTTTGAGCATCTGGACAGTTTTTACGTAACGCATCTTTTTCTACACAGACAAGGACTTTGTCCATACTATACGTTTCCGTGACGGCAATTATCTCTTCCCCGTGAAGGGTGTGATATCCTTTAATCAGTTTTTCAATAGGAATATGCCCCTGGTCACTTTTTATGAGTGTACCCGAAGGAAAACAAATACTAGAGATATAAGAAGGCGCAGGTGTATACTCGACAATCATCTCAGGTAAAGCCAATACATCGGTTAGACTACTCGTAAAGCTGGTATAGCTTACAAGAGACGCAAATCCTAATGCTCCAGCACGATTATCACCTGTTAAATACAATGTATTATTTGAACCCAATAATACGGTAATACCCCCCCCTGCCCATATAGAAGAAATGGTAGTTGGCGTAGTTAATTGTGTAAAAACATTATAATAAACACTAGTTCTACCGAACTCACCATATGAACCACCCCCTACTCCCCATAAAGTATTGTCAGTCATTAACATTATAGTGTGAGTCCGGCCACATACCAGTTGTTTTACTTCTCTTGTACCATTTTTATAATTTTGACTATTTGATACCTGTGTAAACGTACTTTCACTAGCAGTATTATTGGTTCCTGAATAACTTGCGTGTCCTGACCCCCATAAGGTACCGTCCGTCATGAGTATAGACGTCATAATCTCACCACAAGAAATTAATTTTGGAATTCTACCAGTTTGTGTACCTATATCTACGGGAGTAAATGTCAATCTGGTTGTTTTATCACCTGTACCTAGCTCTCCATTATCATTACTACCTGACACCCATAATATGTTATTTGTAGTTAACACTACCGTATGATAATAACCACAAGCAAACATTTTGATAGTTCCCGTGATTCCAGGTAATTCGCTAAATCTGATAATAGGTTGGTTGGAGTTGGGTATAGGTATCGACCCTGAACTAGTGCTACCTGTACCCCAAAGAGTATTGTCATTTTTCAAAATAATTGTATGATTCCCACCACATGAAATTTGAGAAATAGTTCCAGAAATAGGAATTAATGTAAAAAGTTTTCCAATCGGAGTGACACCAATCGCCCTCTCAATTCCTACTCCCCATAGAGTTCCGTCGGTCATTAAAACAATCGTGTTATATAATCCAGTTGAAATAGATTTTACTGTTTTACTTTTAAAATCTGTACTTTGTAAAGTAGTTATATTTTGGAAGGAAGTTCTCCTTGTTAAAGTACCATTTCCTAAGTTCCCAAAGGAATTACTACCTGTTCCCCATATAGTACCATCTGACTTAAGAACCATCGTAAAATTACCCATTCCTAAAACATAAGTATAGTACTCTATTGTGTTTGTAAAATAGACGTGTTCAATATCTTCACTAGTACTTTCTAAAATCCAATCCCCACCATATTTGATATTTCCAGTTTTATTGTCTGACGCACCCACGATTACACCGGTCTCTGTGTGTAACTTCGAATAAAAATCCCTAAAAAAAGGGTCTCTAAGCGTATCGCATGCTAAAAAATCAATATTTTTTACATGATAATTTCTTATAGTTTCGATGAAAAACGAAGTGTTACTCTCGGAATAAAAAGGTTCACCTAAAAAAAGATTCGTATCGCTAAATACAATTCCAATCCTATCTACATTTAGAGATAAACTATTGAGGATATCTGTTTGTGTGGTGGAAGAAGAATATACACTCGCTTGTGTATTTGAATTGACAGATTCCACAAAAATTTGATACTCTTTTACACATGTATCTATCCACAAAACATTTGAATGAGACATTATTGTATATCAATATTTTATAGTTTAACGTTCCAATAAAGCATAAAGAACTATTCCTTCGTCTTCATTATCTTAAGATAGTGTTTAGCCATTGGGTTGAATACTTATCCCATGAATCGTATTTGTTATGGGATAAGTATTTTATCGTCAAGACATCGTGTACAAATATTTTTGGATGACGGATGTTTATTGGTTTTCTATCAGACTACATAGTCCAGAACCTAATCGGTCCAGAAGCTATTCACTCCAGAAGCTATTCACTCCAGAAGCTATTCACTCCAGAACCTAATCGGTCCAGAACCTAATCGGTCCAGAACCTAATCGGTCCAAATCTCATCCACTAATCCATTCTCGATACACTCGTCTACATTATACCAAATATCATGTTTCAGGATACGTCGTAATTGTTTCTTTGGAATCGTGGTTCGTTCCGCGTAAATAGACCTTATCTTCACCATCAGATTTTTAAGATTGATATATTCATCCTGAATCTCGTTCATTTTTCCCCAACAAGAAGAAGAGAGTTGATGAATGAGCATGTGCGCGTTTGGACGCATGTAACGCTTTTTTCCAAAGACGCTAATCAAGGTTCCAGCCGAAGCAACCGCTCCCTCAATGACCGTGTAAATTGGAACCGTGCAACTTTGAATATAGTCAATCGCATTGAGAGCAGAAAAAATACATCCACCGTATGAATTAATATGTAAATAGATAGGGACCTTTTTAAGGTTCATCTGTAGTTTCATTTGTATACAGTAAACTTCCATCTCACGGATGGTCTCAATGAGTTCGTGAACACTGTCTCGGTCGACCTCAGTATAAAAAAAAATATGATTTTTCTCTGTACGTATCGAGGTTTTAGTATCAAAAAGGTGACCATCTAACATCTTGTTCACCTCGGACATTCTAGATACAAATGTATGCGTTTCTTTAAATATTAATCCAACTCAAACATCAGGGAAGCCGTTTCTGGTTTGACATCGGGTTTGGTATGGATTAAAGATAGTTTTTGTATCTTTTGATGAAGTAGTCCGATTTCTACACGTTGTTGTTTGATCAACGAGACAAATTCTTCGGTTTCCTTCATGTTTTCAAGATAGCTTGAAATGTAACGTAAATGGGTTTTATTTTTGATATGTCTCTTGAATTCGGTCATGGTATGAAAGGTTGTATGATTACATTTACAGACATAATGAAACCCTGATTTCCGAGGAGGTATAGGACACTCGTCTTCATATTCTTGAGTGTCGAAATTATAGACGGGGTGATACATTTGTTGTCCAACGATAGCCATGTTTAGAATAGAGTCTTTCTAATTATAGTATCAATTTTATTCTCTATAGGTAAATTTATTTATTGCTCTATAGTATAATGACGAAAGAAATGGATGCGTACAAACTGTGCTCGGCGGACAAAGACCTTAATCCTAAAACTTGCAAGTTTTCTATTAAATGTAAACCAGGGTTTGAGCGTGATGAAAAGTTTTTGTGCAAGAAATCAGCCAATGTGACCAAAGCAAAGGAAAGTTTAAAGCAACGATTGGCTTCTTATTTACAGACGGGTCATAACAAAACGCTCACCTTGAACATCAAGCAGCTTAAGAAAAAGCTTGCGGGTAAAGATGGTCAGGGTGTCACCAACAGTTTGAATCGAATGTTGGAACAGATTAAAGAACATCAGGAAAAGAACCCCAGCAGACGGACCGCAAAGGCAAAGAAACCCAAGGCAGAAAACCGGATGGTCGTACGTGAACCGTCGACTAACTCATCTATCTATTATGGAATGAATTCGCGTTCAAGAAGTCGAAGCCGAAGCACATTAAATTCTCCTGCCCGTCGTAAAGAAAACTCCATCGGAAGTGTCAATACTAGTGTCAAGGGGTACAAGGAGTATCTCGCCCAGGGACGCAAACCCGAGGCAAAATACCAAAACCAATACGGCAATCCTCTTGGAATTAAAATGTAGATAAGTATTTTAACGCGAAGTGTACCATAACGCATAAACTAGATTGACCATCGAAGACATAAAGTATCCACTCTCTGTCCATGACGTAGTGCCAGCTCCATCGTACTTGAATAGATAAAACATGACACTGAATGAATACATCAGGATGACGGAAGCAGAGACAAGTCTCCAACCTTTTATACTGTCAAGTACAATCATATTATAACTCCATACTCCACGAAGGAAATAATTAATGATGACACAGAGTAATGCGGTAATGATAAAGACGAGACAATTTGTCGTCTCCTTGAATGAATATTCTTTGATATACATCAACTCTCCAAATACAAGAAAGATAATCATGAAATGGGAGAAAAAGTTGCTGAACGAAAGTTGATGTATTTTTAATGATTGTTTGGGATATAGGAAGTAAAAATACAACACACTTATGGTAAGGGCTAAAGGTGCGATAATCTTGAAGAACTTGACGGACCGTATATTGAGCAAAGCCATGCAGAAATAGAAAAACATCAGGAATAAAGTGTGATGAGTAAGCTGAGAGAAGTACCAACATAATTTATCCACAAATGAACTATCTGAAATATATTTCCCTTTGTAATCACCTCCTAATGGAAAAAAATCCTCGCCGTTCTTTTGTGTATGAAATGTAGAGATAAGACTAAGTGTAATGGTTACTCCTAAAAAAATAGTTCCCAATAAATAAAAAGGAGTTCGTTCAGTAAGAACGTGTTGCAACATGTTATACTGAACGACTCTTTTTTTATTGTACTTTAAACACATCTTTTATTTTCTCATACGCAAAATTGATTATGTTCAATGGAGTAGAATACTGTATTACTTCTATCTGTCCTGACTCGATGGGTTGTAAAAGTATATACCAGTAATTGGGTAAAAATAGAATACTGTCTTGATGTAATTCTAGATGTAACATTTGAGGATGTTCCTGAATGAAAGAGGGGTCTTTCACGCCACGGTTAAAATGGTCGGTGTATTTCGGATGAATACATGTTACTTTGTATTTACCTGAATGAATACGATAGAATGTTCGACAGGCCAAATTTGTCTCGACAATAAAGGGTTTGGTTTCTGGTTCGGTCGCGTGTTCCGCTGCTTGTTCCGCTGTTGCTTGTTCCGCTGCTTGTTCCACTGCTTGTCCAGATACATCTTTAAATTGATACACCTTGGAGAAAGGAAAGAATTTTACAGAAGGCTCAAGTAATGTTACATGGTCATAAAGGGTTTCATATAGTAGATATCCATCTTTTTGAATCGCTTCTACACATTTTAAATCTGGTTCTCTCCGAATTGTTTTTGCGTGAAAAAGTACAGGTAGTTTCGTATATATTTGAGAGGTCAATTCCTGTCGATACACATCCTCCATTGTAATCAATTCATTCGACGGATGAACATAAAAGTGTACATAAGTATGTAAATACAATATCACTAGTCCCAAAATAAAGACCAGGGTCAACATAAAAAAGAGGGAGGTATTCTTTTTTTGCTTTGAACGATTATTCCAAATAGTCGTCTGTAAACTTGGGTGCTAGGAAAAAGTGTATCAAAACACCTTCTTGTTTAAACGTAATCCGTAAAGGACTGTGTTGGTCGAAAAATAGATGTACATCAGGAAAGACGAGAGCATAACTCGACAATAGAACCAGATACCTTAATGAATAGACCAGTTCAACTGTATAATTTTCGACAATATTGAATTCTTCTAGTTGTTCATTGGGTATTTCAATTTGATATAGACCCTCTTCTTTCGAAGTCTCTAGAAAGATACAATCATCTCGAATTTTTAGTTTGAGTTGTTCGCCAAAATGAGACAATTCTTGTAAGTATTTATCAAACCATTTACTTTTTATAGAAAAATCGGCACATGGCTCGGTAAGGATAGAGGATAGAATATCTTGTTCAATATTGATTAAAGGTACCTCAAAATGTCGATTTTGTTGAGTATTAAATAGATGAATGAAGAGCTTGTCTTCATTGGTCTCCATCTCGAGCGTCGTTTCTTTTGTGAACATACTGAATATCTTGACAAGAATACTGCTGTTCGCACTAAAGACTTCATTTGAAGTTTCATATTTATGAAACCAAGAAGAAGCAATCTTAAAGTCGACGAGACAAATATGCGAACTGTCCATGATTTGAATAAACAACTCACTGTCAGTACATTGTACGGTGACGTGTTTATTAATATTTTTGATAAACTTGAACATTTCTATCCATTCCATCATCTTTTTCATGTCTTGTATACAACATTTCATTCTATCCTAATAGAATCAAGATGCTTTTAAATCGGTTCAGATAAAGGGTCTGAAAGAATCTCTTTTTCTTGACGACTCGCCTTTTTTAGTTGAATAATTTCCATGTTGTTCTCCATTGAGAAGCTTTGTACCTTCATAATCAGTTTTTTTAGTTCGGCCACCTCGTGTATCAACTGACTATATTGAGTTTTAAAATACTCAATGTCATTTGGATTAGTAGGGTCCTTTTGTTTAATAATACCTTTCAATTGTGTAATATCTTCACTGAGTTCATTGATTTTGTTGTCATGTTTAATGAGAACTTGTATAGGACTCACTGGGGTAGGGGCGGAAGGCACAGGTGTACTCGAACTCGATGCGGTATTGGGTCTACTTTTAGGAAGGTCGTCGCCACTAGGCTGGGCTCGTCGTCTTCTGGCTGCGGCAAGTGCTGCTGTACCACTCATATCCAGGAAGTATTAACTTACTTTTAAATGATATTGGCCTTGTATTCTTATTCTTGTTATTCTTGTTATTCTTTTTAATTTCTTTGTTATGTATATTATGGAACGAGACGGTTCAGAAGATTTATCAGATGACAGAATCGTAGGAGGGTCAGGTGGTTCATTCGTACAACATATGACCAGTCTCTCCTCACTCGAAAAAAATGAACTCCTCAACATGGTTCAATACATTCTTTTGGCGATTATCCCTCTTGCTCTCTTTTTAAAAGGTATGAAACTTTACGTGCCTGAGGGAGATGATGAAAAAAATAGTATTGAAATTCTCATTGAGGTCATCGTTCAGTCGATTGCGATTTTTGTTGTATTCTTTTTTATTCATAAATGGGTTATGTTTTTCCCCACTTACAGCAAGTCTCCTTATTCTAACTTGAACTTAATTGAGATTATTCTGGTAGTCCTGTTTTTGATGCTTTGTATGAAAAACGCATTTTCAGAGAAGGTTTCTATTCTATTAGACCGTGGTCTTAGTATGATAGGACTAAAAGATGTACCCAAAGAGAAGGAGAAGGAAAAAGAAAAAGCGCCCACGAATTATGTGGCGAACTATCAGCGTCCTCCACTTCAGGCCCCACCTCCACCTGCTCCCTCACAACCACCTGAGAATTACATCCCTCAGTCCTATGGTCTGAGTGAACCGATCGCATCGAATGAAATTGGAGCGTACAATGCGTATTAAAGACAGAAGAAAATCTACAATGCGTAACAAATATGAAAAGATATCGAGTGTATAACTAATGGAACAAGAAATGGAACGTATCTTGGAAGAGATGGACAAATACAATCTCACAGACCATCAAACCATAAACAAAGAAAAGAATGTGATTTTGTCTCGGCTTCTAGATAAAGAGAACGAACGAAAAGTCTATCGAAAGCTATTGGTCGATTATCGGTACGTAGATGAAATAGATGAATTTAGAATGGGTAGTTATGTAAGATATTTTAACATTCAAAAAGATAGTGGATTAGAACTCATGCGAGGCGGGTTTATCGTCGACCTACAAACACGTGAAGAAAAGGTTTACCTTTTGTGTAAAAATGGTAACAATAAGTTTTTTAAAATACTACTACAGGACAGTATTGTATTTCAAAAGAATACCAAACAAGAAAAGCTCTTGTTGGATATTCTAGACCATATACAGGATTAAATTACAATAATCCTGTGTTTTTGTATGTTTTTCTATAATTTTTATAATGTTTATTCGAGTGTAAAAGCCCAGATATTTGTGTTTTGTCGTAATGACATAATTTAGTCAAGAATAAAAACAAGGCTATGTATCTTGTTTTTTTTATGGTGGAAGGGGCTCTTATATGATAATAATGTAATAAACTTTTACACTCTGGAAAAGACAAAGGTTTTAACATTAAAATAACTCTATTCTATATCCCTATTTTTTTTATGAAAAATAAAATAATTGTATTCGATTTGGACCAAACGTTAGGTTTCTTTGACCAGATTGTCTATATCATTAACCAAACTCGTTTGGAGAGTTATGCTCCTTTATTTGAGTTATTCCCTGAAATATTTCGGCCACAGTTATTTGAGTTGTTACATTCGTTGGCGTTGTTAAAAAAAAACAACCGTCTTAAAGGGATTGTTTTGTATAGCAACAATCGTAACGATGAATTTGTACATCAGGTGATAAATTTTATTCATTTAAAATTAGGATGTTCACTCTTTGAACCAGTTATTACCTATCATAGCATCGAGAGAACAACAAGAGAAAAGAGTTATCAAGATTTATTTTCTTGTATCAAGGATGGAAATACGCATTTATTTTGTTTTATAGATGATAAATATCATGAACGGATGAAGCATGTAGATATCTACTACATTCATTCCGAAGCCTATCATTATGTATTGGACGAATTGGAAGTAAATTTGAGAATTAGTAAAAAAATACCAGCATTCAAGTCCAAAAAGCGTAACCTTCCCATGAAACTACACAAACGAGTGAGTGAATACATTGCGTCAAAGTTGAAAGTTTTTATGTCCAAATAGATACCTTAAGTATAAATGGAGAGAGTCCGCGCACTTGCGTCCTTTGCGTTTGTAAATCGCGGCATCCAGAAATAAGGGATGAGATTACCACCACCTGGATAATTTGTCTCGAAGATGGAACGGTAATACATTTGCTCAGGAGTAGTAGGTGAATTTTTCTCATAGGAGACCGGGTCAGTGGATGGTACACGTTCTTGTATCATTTGATACCATGCCTTTTTCTGGCTACTCACACCATCGCTAAAAGCTTCTTTTCGACGGTTCAACACTTCCATGGGTAACAAGGATGGGTCATACTCTAAAATGAGCTGACGAATATAGTGTTTTTCTTGTTGTTTTTTTCCAGGATGAAAACGTATCTCTTTGTCTAGACTGAGATAGGCTTCGACAAAAGATGGGTCTAGGTAAGGCGTCCTTGGTTCTAGACCATGACTGGAAATAGAACGGTCACTTCGTAACACATCAAAAAAAGAAATATCTTTCAAGAGACGTCTACACTCTTCGTCAAATACTTGAGGGGATGGACATAGATGAAAATACAGGTATCCCCCCATGACTTCATCCGCACCATCACCATTCAATACAACCTTTGCATCACTATGCTCTCGAATGTATTTACCCACCAACCAGTTCCCAACACTGGCTCGAACCGTGGTCGTATCATAGCTTTCAATGTCTCGAATGACATGGGGTATAGAATCAAAGAACTCCTCTTCTGTACAAATGACCTGAGTATGATTACTCTGTATATGGGTAGCAACTTTTGCGGAATACAACAGGTCTTCGCCCTCCTTTAGACCAATGCTAAAGGTCTCCAGAGCTTTACCCGTTTTCTCTTTATAATATCTTGCTGCAATGGCCGCGACCAAGCTACTGTCTAATCCACCTGAGAGGAGACACGCTACAGGTTGGTCCGTGTTATAGACCCGTTTACGAATACTTTCACACAGTCGATTATACAAGACCGAAGCGTGTACGGGTTTAGACGAACGAGGTAGAGTATAAAAAGGTAAAAGGGTCATCTTATTTTGTTTGAAAACGCCATAATGTCCAGGTGAAAACGAATTACAGTCTGAATAGTCGAATGCTTGCATAGAACCCAAATCAGAAGATACGCATACTTGGGTTGGTGTGGTGATTAGATAAAGAGGCCTAATCCCGAAAGGGTCGCGGGCAATCGTCCATGTTTTGTGTTGGGTATCGTAAAGGACAAAGGAATATTCACCATCTAGTTCACGTAAACATTCAACGCCTAACTTTTCGTATAGCAATACGATGACCTCACAGTCACTTTGTGTCGTAGGAGACAATTGATACTTAGTGATAAGTTCCTTGTAATTAAAAATTTCTCCATTACAAATCAAGACATAGTTCTTGTAAAAGAGAGGTTGGCCTGATTTCTTATTTAGACCATTGATGGCAAGACGATGAAACCCCATATAACAATGTCGGTCTGTATAGTAGGTCGTCCCATCCGGGCCTCGTTTTGACCCCTCTGTCATCCATTGATAAATATCTGGGTCAGGATCGTCTGAAATCAAGGCAAATATTCCACACATTTATTCATATAGATGAGATTACCTTTAATATGAAATAGAATTAAGAAAGAGTAACTGTAATATAATATTAGAATAATATAATGAACATAGATTATGACAATGAGTTAAATGTTCGCATCATGGAACGTGTAGAATCCTCCCAGCCATTACAACCTTTATATGACCCTAGACCGACCAGTACAAAATATACATTGTTTAAAACCACACCTGAACCTGAACGCTCGACGGAACATCTTCATCAATACAAGGAATATTCTACCGAAAAAACATTTCATCCTGGGTCCAGGGGACCGGTAGACTATTATGCTAAACAAATTGACAAGGAATCTATATTAAGGTCTCAGTTTGCCGCACTACAAAAGGCAGATGGAGCGGTTTATGTACCTGATACCAAGAGTGATTTATATAACTATTCGTCCTATAAACCCGAACCAGGTCATAGTATTACCCAAGCCGTATCTCGGTCTGTTAGTCAAACAGAGACGACCCCTTTTTTTAACATGACGCGACTCCATTACAGACAACCTAAGAAGAATCCAGATGAGGTGAAACAAACAAATAAATAATCTATCTTGTTATCAGATGTTCGATACAATTCAAGAAAACAAAAAAGAAATTACAAGAGTCTTTCAAAAAATGTTGTCAGTTAAATCCGAGACAAAAGATGTGGAGTATCTTCAACACAAGGAGATATTTCTTACCTTTGTCTCGTCTATATTGGAACAGGAACAATTGAAAAGACCTCCTATAGAGGTGATAGTTCCGCAATACATTGAAGAAGACAAGCGTCTTGTGATGCGTTCAAAAAAAACATCGATGAAAGAACTCTTTGACCGTATCGAAAAAAATAAATAAAAATAACGTAATAAATTATAAATGAAATTGAATACATCTTTCAAGAAATTAAGTTGTCATCCTAGAAAGACGAAAAAGTCTTACACTTGTTACAATGATGTGGTTCTAATGGAATTACGAGAACTATGGAACAAAAAACATCCTGAAAACAAGATTCTTCATAACGATACGAAGAAGATTTGGAAAGCCTTACATAAAAATATGAAAGAGTGTGACCAGGAGGTATGTTGGATGGAAAAATTACAGAAGGACAATTCAAACCTTATCAAGAAAGAGTATTTTGCTCCGGTTCCTCCCAAGGAATGGAAAACGAACGACAGAGAATGGCTGTCAAATGAAGACATTGACGAAGTTTTGGAACAGTACCAACAGGCCTATCCAGAATTTGCTTACATCCACGCATCCCCTATGGACTTTGATACCAAGGTGAATGACCGTTGTGTGAGCGAACAATTGTGTAAAATAGACCTTTTAGACTATCGTAAAAAAGGTAAAACGAAGATTGGTATTGTCTTGAACTTAGATACACATGACAGAGACGGGTCTCATTGGGTATGTATGTGGATAGACCTAAAAAAAAAGGTGTTATTTTATTTCGACTCCGCCGGAAATCCTCCCACCAAAGAAGTGGATATTTTAGCAGATAGACTAAAAAAACAAGGAAGGGAATTTGGACTAAAATTTAAATACCGAGACAATCGAAACAAAGTCCACCAGACAACTACGAGCGAATGCGGAATGTATGTGCTTTATTTTATCATTCATTTATTGAGAAAGAAAAAGAAGCTTACTTTGTTTAATCGTACTCGTATTGAAGACGATGAAGTAGCAAAGTATAGAGATGTATATTTCAATCGTGTTATCGCATAAAACATTTAAATGAGAAATTATATACTATCCATAATGAACACGCAACAAAATAAGGCCTATTTATGGAAACAATGTATTGAACAAGGGATATTTAATACATTGAATTCATCCGTCTTACCAACAGTTCAAAAACGATTCGAAGAACTCGTCCAAGAATATGACAAGTCAGAGGATGGTATTGAATTAAAGAATGAACGTTTTTTAAGAGATTTTAGAAACCGACTTACTCCGTCGTTTGAAGAGACTCAAAAAGAATACGATAAACTCTTACAGCCCCCCAAACCAGCGCAAGTTGAATTTACCCGCGAGCCAGACAAACCGATGCAGGACCTGAGTGAACTGTTGGAGAAGACCAACGAGAGAAGGAAAGAAGAAATCCAACAGGTCTTTGCGGATAAGCCATTCCAACCCATTCGTTCCGGACCAGACCCTAGTTTGGAAAGGATGGAACGAACTCTACAAAAACATTCCGAGATGTTACTTTCGATTTTAGAGACCCAAATGAAATTGATTGATTATTTACAACGAAACAAAAAATAATAATATAGAGTATATGAAAATAAAAAACGATACCGGTGTCATTGTCATCCTTTTAATCGTATGCTTTATCATTATTCCTGTGATTAGTCAGTTGTTCGTAAAAGAGGGATTTTATAACCTAGATACGATTGGTGTGAACCGCATTCTAAGAGCAATAAAAGGTCCTAACGGTATAACTGAATTCAATACTGAAACAAGGGTTAAATTTAAAGACCGTACCGAGTTTGAACCCATTCAGACATTTCTCCTAGAGAAAGAAGACAGACCCAATCAAGATATTAGTTATAATTTTTGTATAGGTAAGCTTACATGTGACCCTGGATATGATATGAAAAAGTTAGAATTGAAAGACACAGACAATACAAATCTCTATTACCCCTATTGCGTAAGTGGTAATAAATTAACAGACCTGAAATGTGAAGGAGGAATAAAGAATGCCACAAGAGCAGGAGATAAATTTGACTCGGAAGGATTTACCCCCTTATTCAGTTTTAATCGTTACAAAACAAGTGACAACCCTTATTACTTTACGAAATATGATTTGAATCTCAATAGAAATGGTCTTAAAAAGGTTGAAGACCTTCTGGAATGTGACTATATTAGTGACTCCAAACTAAAGATAGCATGTTCAGATAGCGAATCAGACAACAAGTATGGTTCAATTACCAATAATTCAAGTCCTGAATATCTCGCGTCTCTTGCTTCTCGCACAGAACAACGGTTAAGAGAGTTGGAAAACAAAGGTAGAGGTAGTTCCAGTTCCACATCGAATATAGCAACGGCTAACTCTGACTCTACTTCAGGTGATTCCATTAAATGCGTTGCCGATTTTGGAACTGAAAAAGGAGAGCCCCTCTGCTGTGGACAAACCGGTGTGCTCCAATCTTCCAAATACACTTGTCCTCATACGATGCCCTACTGTAGTGATTTTAAATGTGGAAGTAAATTCGGTACTTGTAGAAAATAAAGACTATATCTATTATAGATGTTGTTGTGGGTGTTGATTGTGTTCTTGATTACTCTTTTATTGCCTGTCTATAAGGAATCTTTTACATCCATGAAAGATGAACTCGATATACCGATTTATATAACTCTTGTAAAGGTACAGGAATTACAAGAACTATTCGACGCGGGTGTTTTATGGAAAGACGTAGATGCTACACGTCTTCAAGAATTATTGGTTCTATTAGATAATGAAAAAATGATTAAGGTAATCAACAATCAATCCGGATACATAGCCACATTATCAAATGACATAAAAAAAGAATTGTGGAGAAATTTTGTAGACTTATTTCGAGTCAAGTTCTATGATGAGTATAATATTTTACTTGAACAATATTCTATGATTGACCGTGTGTCTAGTACAACTTATACAGGCGTCAATCCAACCATAGAAGTAAAACATAACTATTATATAAAACTTAGCCAATTTAGATTTCCAGAACTAATCCAACGTAACCTATCAGATTTAAAAAAGAAGGCAGCCGCAGCCTTTAATTCTGTAAAGGAGATATACAGTCGTCTCATTATCTTTTACAAGTCGGGGTTTGAGAAAATGAACAGTCGAATATCTTCAAAAGTTCCTAATTTAACCCTTATTTATTCAGATAGGACCGAACGACCGCAAGAACCAACAATAAGGTCTTTTGATAATAGCCAAATGATTACAGAATATAAGAAACTCATTTTAACTGTATTACAAAAAAGATTGTCGAGACAGAGAGAGGAGGACTCTGCTAACATGCTCAAATTTTCCGAGAGTAATAAAGTACAACCTGCTGCTTCTCTCAGTTTCTTTTCGAACATTATGGACAAATTAAATATTTTAGAAAAGAAGGAGTTGGTTCCTGTTTTTACAAACACCTCTGTGAATGTATTAGCGGTGGACCGTTATCTAGAACCTTCGTGTGCTGATGGAGAGAGTCTATTTTGTAGTGGTCAAATTAAGTGTACAGATATATACGGGAATGAGATACCCAATCTCATGAAGAGCGAAAATAATGCCTCGTATACGAATGGAAAAACTCATTCAAATTGTGGAAGTTACACAAAGCGGATAGAATACAAAGACTGGATAAATTCTTTTTCTAAAAACCTAATCGGGACCGCGACCGAGATTATAACTTATGATATAAAAAAATGTACCATTAGCAAACCATGGAAAATATCCGGGACGAATACGTCCTGTTACGTAAGTGTAGAAAAGGCTCAGTCTGCCTTCTTAGAAAAAAATACTCAAACAAATGAGCTCCTTGTTGGAACCGTTGTTCTACTTGAAACCGCTTTTCTAGAAGACCTTTTCGGTCGTAACCCGGAAAAAATTTTTGAACTAAATCATCCCAATGAAAACATCCAAGTACAACGTCTAAAATACAAAGGTAATATGCAATTCGATGATACCACTCAAGATATAGATAATCTGAAAAAATTACCCAAGGTATGGGTCAATCAAGCAAGGTATTACAAAGGAAAGATTACACAAATAACCAAAATGGGATACGATTTGGTTATTCCAGACGATTATGGGATTAAGGTAGCCGATATAAAAAGAGAAAATATCTTTATGCCGAACATAAGTTATTTAAAAGTGTTGAATGAAACCCTGACTGATGCTACTGTAAACAGTATGCCTCGTCCCATGTGTTCAGGGTCCTTTTCAAAATGTAGCAAAACACCGAAGATTGAGTTCGACCCATCAGACACTCTAAAAAAGAACCTTATCCACAAATATGAAAAAGCATCTCCTTATCTAATGACTTCTACGGAGATATCAGACAATTGCCCTTCGACTGTGTCCAATTCGGCATCAACTGGTTCTCTGGGATTTTCGGTATTCTAAACAGAAACATCTGCTTCTACAGGGTCTGATTTGTTAAATTTCTTTTTAGTACCTCCTTCATAAGGGTTCGCGTAACCGTTCTGAATGAGCCACTCATGGACTCGTATCTGGGTTTCTGGAATAGTAATCTCTACAAGAAGTCTTCCATATTTATCAAAGGACCCACAATTCAATTGAACTCTTTTATTCAAAATAAGTTCGGATAGTTTGTCTCGAACCTCATAGCCCTTCTTTTTCTCATCCAAGTCCTTCGTACGAAGTTCAGGTGTATCTACATGGGAAATTCGGCAATTCCATTTAAATGCCTTTCCCATGTAGTCAAATACCACGTGAATAGTGTCTCCGTCGTATACCTTTACTACGACGGCCGAAGTGTTAAACCCATCTAGGGTGAAGAAAGGAGTGTCTACAAGTGAGCTCATTGTATACTAATGAGTGTCGTCTTTATATACTTAATCCAATATAAGTTTGTCATCTTGTACAGTGCCGACTCTTACAAGAGTCTTTGAACTTTTATACACATTATAATCGTAAACGACTACAGGTATTTTACCTTGGTCTAGAGCATACATCTTATTTCCGTATTTCTTGGCGTACAACTTGATTTTGGCTTTGGTTTCTGGAACATTCGTTTCACGAATCGCAGTATCCTTATAATCTGTATCATTGACCAGGTGTGTGTCTCGGCTTTTAACGTTTTTGGTCGTGGGTATAGGGAATCGATAACATTTGTCCTTGTTGGTATGATTGAGCGCACAATCAATGGATACCTCTTTTAATGCATCTAAAAATTTAATAGACAATTGGGTCTTTCTCTCCATGATAGAGTAGAGAGATTCATCCGTAGTCATGGAATTGTCTGCGGACTTTATTTCATAGAATTGGTCCAGGTTTACCTCTGCTCCTATCACGGTCAAATAAAGGAATACTTGTACAGTCTGTAAATGTTTGGGTAAGTCAGAATGACTACAAATACGTCGCGCTCGTCCAATGACCTGATTGATACGCACGTGATGCCAATAGGGTTCCATGATATGAACAAATCGAGTATTTTTTAGGTCAATACCCTCGGCTCCAGATGATGTAATCATGAGGACTTTAATAATCTCTCCGTGTAGATTCGTCTTCTGTGGAAACAACTCAGCAAGCTGGGTCTGTAGATGATGAGGGATTTTCTTAAACTCATTATTGTATATATTACGGATGATTTCTTTTTGTTCTACAGTCTCTGTGCCCGTGTAAAGTGAGAAATAATGGTTCTCGACATATTCGGATGGACTATACATGCTGATAATGTCTAGACTGTAGTTTCCTTTCTCTCGTTTAATGCGGAGTTCTTTGAACCCATGGTATAACATGGCCAAACGAAACAATCCAATCCCTTCCAATGTACGAAATGTAGAATAGAGTAAATGACAACCATGGTTATTCTTATCCATGAGGTTCTCTAAAATTTTCTTAAATTTTGAACTATAGACACTCAATACATCAGGCAAATCCGTCGCAGTGCTTACATATTTCGGAAGATTCGACTCAAAACATTCGGAAGGATGTTCCTTTAGGTAATTGAGAGTCTTGTCCATGCGTTCTTTGTAATCATCCAGAATTCTCATTTTACCTGTTTGTTTTCTCTCAAGGACATCGGTTTCGTCGTATAACCCATCTACATTGTCCATCATGTCAATGTCAGAAGCAGCGTCGCCAAACTCTTCCGTCACTTCGCTTAGGTTTATGCCTTCGAGTGGTTTTTCACTGTCTCTCGGGACCTCTTTTACTCCAGGAACGGGTCTCGGTAGGTTTTCTGGGAAGACAAAATTACACGCAGAACGGGAAAAGAACCGATAGGAAGAGGATGTTCCTGCGTCGGGGTCATCCGCATTAGTTTTTGTCTTTTTCTTCGTGTTGATATCTTGTTCGCGCTCCTCTCGACGCACATTCGCGTAGTATTTTAACTGGTGCATACTCATCTTACACTCTTCAACTTGTATGGATTCACCCTCGGGTGTATTGACCATATCAGGCATCAGCTCACGCTTATCTCCTAAATAAGAAACCATACCCACGATACGAGATTGAAAAAACTGTTTGGATTTCATTTCATTTGTAGCTGAAACAAAATAGTTATTAAACTCTTCTTCATCGTCCGGAAATCTTTTGAACTTTACCAGAGTGGTCTTCTTGACTTTAAAATCATCCTGTTTTCTTAATCGTGTCTCAATTCTTTCCATAAAATCTTGAACATATTCTTGCCCAGGCTCCTCATAAACCAGCTTCCCTTGGTCATCCTTGATGAACCCGTAAGGATTTTTCAACAATCTCAATTGTTTTGTACTCTCCTTGTATTCCATCAAATCAATTGTGTTTTCTTTCTTCAATAGATTTTCAAAATACGTCTTGTTAAGTTGAGGAATCTTAGGTTCCAATGTAAAATCAACTGCCTTTGTATATCCTCCAATCAAATTAAATAAAACACCTAGTTCGGATGGATAGTTGATAAAGGGTGTGCCTGTCAACATGACCACTCGAACATTCTCTGCGTCCATGATATAGTGATACAACTCTTTTGACAAAGAAGCTTTTTTAGAGGACAATTTATTTTTGATACGACTGACAAAGTTATGTGCCTCGTCAATCACAATCGTACTGTTATCAAAAGGATTATGTTTGTCACTTGGTTTGTAAACCCTTTTCCATTTATCTTGCGTGAGACCATTGTAGTTAATAAATCTATACTTCAGGTCAATCATCAGGTCAATCTGTTGATTGATTTGGTCTTTTTCAGTCACGGAGAGACGTTCATAATTTGGAGAGCCCTTTTCTTCTATCATCCATACCCCTTTAACCTTGTTCAGGTAGGTTGTGAAAGGATGTCCTATCACGTCTTCCGGGTCAATTTGAAACAGAGTATAGATAGAAGCACGCTTGGTCACCTCTACTGGCTCAAACTTCCATGCATGTTTCAGTCGAAAGAGCTGGTTTCCGCAGTATTTCATCTGAGTTCGATAGTTGGCCTGGAGTGAAGCCGGGGTCATGATGAAAATCTTTTTGTTTTGTACCATCCCTTCCAAGAGTGAAATAGAGGTACACGTCTTACCCGAACCCAGTCCATGATAAATAAGCAATCCTCTATAAGGCGTATAAGTATTTAAATAATGGTTAACGATTTCCTGATGTAACATCTTTTCAAATGGTTTATTCTTGTTCTTGCTCGTACAAGAGGCAGTATCCTCGGATAAATGAATCCCGCCAATCTCTTCCTGTATGTCTTTGAAAAACCCATATCGATTATTGAAATATTGGGGTTTGATTTCAAGATGGGGTACATCCAAATAATGTTTGTATTTTTTTACAAGTTCGTCGTCCGTATCAAAGATAATGTCTTCCATACGCTTTGTCTTTCTCGGTTCACGTTTCGTAGATGGACCTTTCAACGTCTGTTCTACTATCGATTTTTCTAGAACAATCTGTCTACCCATTTTCACAGGTACACCGATGCGAATTGTTACAGGGCGTTTAAATTTTTGGTAGACTGCTTGCTTGTCTCGCTCAATTTGTATTTTTATCTTTGGATACTGAAAAGGAGCATTTTCAGCAGGCTTAACTTTAAAATAGTTTGAAGGGGGCATACATTAAACGAAGAAATTAAACAGACATGTTTCAACTCTCTGTTTTGTCCTTCCGCTGGGTTTCGTATTTTTCGATTTTGGTCAGGGCATCTAAACACGCCAATTGCTCTGCCTTTTTCTTGATTTTATGCGTTCCTGAACCAAGAAATACAAATGGGTGTGTATCCAGTCGTATCTGGTCAAAAGTCTTGATGCTTTCAAATGGTTTTGCGGTAGATGGGTCAAGAACATGGATATTGTCAGTTAAACATAAAAATACACCCATGTGATATCGCATATCTTCGTCTTGGGTTAAAATAATATAATGAGGAGTACGCTTAAACTCCTTCTGTATCTTGACCTGTAAAATGTTTTTAAAATTGTCATCTGTTTCTAATATTTCATTCCAATCAACATAATGTTCGTAGATGTACTCTATAAACAACTGACAATATTGAAAGCCAACTCCTACATTAAAAACGTGATTAAATCTTACATCTTCTACTTGGTTCAAATTTGCGTCTAAGAACAACGCACCTAAAAAGGCTTCAAAGAGACAGCCTAATTTCTTGTAATTAATTCGTGTTTTCTTTTCCTCTGCGTTACGAGAAATAACAAACCATTGTTGTAGTCCTAATTTATAAGCGAGCTTACCAATGTGCTCGTTCTTTACGAGACAAATCTTCTTTTCTGTCATGAATCCTTCATCCGCATCAGGAAAACGTTTGTACAAATACATCTTGGTAATGGCTTCTAAAATACCGTCTCCTAAGAATTCCAATCTTTCATTCGAATGTTGTTTCAACTCAATACAATTTGAAACTCTCTGAAAATGAGAATTGTCCATTTTGATATACGACCTATGTACAAAGGACCTCCTGAATAAATTCAGGTTGTTTACTTTGTAGTGTATATGAAAAGACTGAAATAATGTATCCAAATCTTGTAAAGTAATTTCTTTATTTTTAGTGTTATAAGGGTTTGTTCTGTCCTCCATCTCTACATCCTCGCTGTAATTCTTTAAACGTTTTTAGTTTCGTTAAAATATTGTATTTTTATAATGAACACATTAGTTGTGAAAGATATTTCTGGACTTGACCAGAAATTATTAGGGGTTGAAGAAATCAAAAATATGATAAGGACAGGTGTATTACGATTTAACTATGGTCAAATCAATCAAAAGTTAGTCGTTGGATACTCTGACTTAATCCCAATCGAAAACATCCAAAAGGATGAGAAGTATGATCTGGATGTATCAGGACGGTCCTTGTTTGGTGATATCGATTCTAGATATAACGTAAATGTATCGTATGGTGTTTACGCACGAAACTCTTCCATTGAAGAAGACTTGATGGTCTCTAGAGATGTTCTTATTAAACGAAGTCTTCTCACATTGGATAACTCATCTTTTCAAAAAAATGTATTTATTACTCACTTAGATGCCTCTAATGTATCTGTGAAAGAGGACCTACTGGTCTCAAAGAATACTCGAATGATAGGGACACTCGATGTGTCCGCGAATGTATCTTTTGCGACCACACTACAAGCTCATAACGTGTCGATTGTACAGGACCTACTGGTCTCAAGAAATACGCGGATGATAGGCACACTCGATGTGTCCGCGAATGTATCCTTTGCGACCACACTACAAGCTCATAACGTGTCGATTGTACAGGACTTACTGGTATCAAGAAATACGCGGATGATAGGCACACTAGACGTTTCCGCGAATGTGTCCTTTGCGACCACACTACAAGCTCACAACGTCTCGATTGTACAGGACTTACTGGTTTCACGTGACACGCGCATGATAGGCACACTCGATGTTTCCGCGAATGTATCCTTTGCGACCACACTACAAGCGCATAACGTCTCTATTGTTGAGGACTTACTGGTTTCACGTGACACGCGCATGATAGGGAGACTCGATGTTTCTGCGAATGTGTCCTTTGCGACCACACTACAAGCGCATAACGTGTCTATTGTTGAGGACTTAGTGGTTTCACGTGACACGCGCATGATAGGCACACTCGATGTTTCCGCGAATGTATCCTTTGCGACCACACTACAGGCACACAACGTGTCGATTGTTGAGGACTTACTTGTGTCAAGAAATACACGGATGATAGGGACACTCGATGTTTCCGCGAATGTGTCCTTTGCGACCACACTACAGGCTCACAATGTCTCTGTTGTAGAGGACCTACTGGTGTCAAGAAATACACGGATGATAGGCACACTAGACGTCTCCGCAAATGCGTCCTTTGCGACGACACTACAGGCTCACAACGTCTCGATTGTAGAGGACTTACGGGTGTCAAGAAATACGCGCATGATAGGCACACTAGACGTCTCCGCAAATGTGTCCTTTGCGACCACACTACAGGCTCACAACGTGTCGATTGTAGAGGACCTACGGGTCTCAAGGAATACGCGGATGATAGGCACACTCGATGTTTCAGCGAATGTGTCCTTTGCGACCACACTACAGGCTCACAACGTGTCGATTGTAGAGGACCTAGTGGTATCAAGAAATACGCGAATGATAGGGACACTAGACGTCTCCGCAAATGTATCCTTTGCGACCACACTACAGGCTCACAACGTCTCTATTGTAGAGGACTTACTGGTTTCACGTGACACACGAATGATAGGGACATTATCCGTGAAAGAGAACGCATCTTTCGCGTCAACCTTAGAGGCACGTAATGCCTCGATTTATTATTTGAATGTCTCTGGAAACACTGACATGATGGGGCGTCTGACTGTGAAAGAAAATGTTTCTTTTGCGACAACATTAGACGTACGAAACGTATCCATCATGGAAGACCTAAATGTTAGTCGAAACACTTTCCTAAAAGGGTTTATGAACGTAGCATTGAATGCTTCATTTGCGACGACGCTGAAAGCTCACAACGTCTCGATTGTAGAAGACCTCATTGTCTCTCGAAATACTACATTGGTAGGTACATTGAATGTCAATAACATCGCCACTTTTGATGAAGACGTGATACTAAAAAAACAGTTACAAGTACTCAACGTCTCTGTCACAAGTAATTTGGATATAACTGGAAACACCACTATGACGGGTACTCTTGATTTAAAGAATAACGCTAATATAAGTACTTTATACGTGACTGGACATTCAAAACATAACACATTTGAATGCAATTCGGTTGCGACGATTAATGGTTCTTTGAACGTTAGTGGAAAAACCACGATGAAAGAACTTGTCGCGACCAATGTGTCTTTGAATAATCTATTGGTGTATCAGAACGCATCCTTTCAAAACAAAATATATGTAGAAACAGATGCTTATGTAAAAGGTAGATTAGAAGTAATTGGTACCCTAACCGCTACAGGAAAGGGTTCATTTACCACACTCGAATATGACAGTTTACAATCTAAAAATACGTCAACTATCAACCAAGTTGTCAATGTTCTGACTGTACAAGACTTTTATCCAAAGCCTGATTCTGTAATTAACACAAGCTCAGCTGGAAGTTTAATCATTAAGGTACCAGCTACGATTGAAAAAGAACCGAATAATATCAACCGGGTAAACGGGTTTACCTTTAAAGACAATAGCGAGATTGTCATGGAGTCCGGTACCACAATGAAGATGAAGAGTGGTTCATTTATGACGTTAGAGAGTGGGACAGAAGCTACATTTAAAAGCGGTTCTACAGTAAACTTTGAAAATGATAATACCACATTTGTGAATGTCAAACTGAATGGTAGAATTATCACGACATCCGACCGAAAATTAAAAACGAATATACAACCTCTCATGAATACATTGGAACATATTAAGAATATTCATGGCCATCGATATCAGCGTATCGACCAAGATACAGAACGCGTCCAGATTGGATTAATTGCCCAAGAAGTCGAAGAAACCTATCCAGAACTGGTGTCAGACGAAGGAGGAACAAAACGAGTAGACTATATTTCCTTTATTGCTGTATTGCTCGGGTGTATCCAAGAACTAGAAAGCCGCGTTGTCCTTTTAGAAACAGAAAATCAGCGTAAAAATAAATCAGCGTAAAAATAAATCAGCGTAAAAATAAATCAGTGTAAAATAAAATATACGGTTACAGTATATGCCTCGCCGTATTTTAGTCGCCTTTATCACTACTCAGTCCACTTGCGGTGGAAACAAGAAAGCTGGTCTCGTAGATAGCATTGGTTCGCGTAATCATTCCCATGTAAGACGAAAGACGGGTCCTAATATTAAGATGGGATGCACGCGCGGCATTCCAGCCAATTGCTGCAAACCTTAAGCAGTAAACACATTTAAACAATAAGACACTATAAATAGAATGGTGTCTCTTTATTTGGATTACAGGGAGTCTCGTCTACTCGAAGAATGCGTCAAGCTAAAGGATGACTATCCTGGATGTGTTGTCGAAACCAAAAATTTGGAAATCGGAGACATGACCTTTTCACATTATTTAGTCGAAAGAAAAACATGGAGTGATTTGGAGGCCAGTATCAAAGATGGTCGTTACCATGAGCAATCCTTTCGACTAGAAACGGCTCAATCAAATGGATTCAAGGTATATTATATGTTAGAGGGTTCACTTCTAACCTATAAAGGTTCTTTGTCTCGAGATGCTCTTCTTAGTGCCATGTTCAACATGACAAAAAAAGGATTCTTCGTTCTACAGCCGGCAACTATAGAGGAAACAGCACGTTACCTGTTGCGAATGGTCGAACTTAGTCAGAAAGAGTCACCGTCTATCACCTATGAAGAGTCTAGCGTCATTAAGAAAAAGAATAGTCATGTTACTCGAGACAACATCAGTCTATATATGCTTGCACAAATCCCTTCCGTCAGTATTACGATTGCGTCTGTTCTTATGGAAAAATACGGGCATCTAAGAGGAATGATACTAGCCATGGAAAAAAACCCTAGGGAAATAGAAGAGTTTACCTATGTGAAAGACCCGGCAAAGAATAAGCCAAAGCACTTGAATAAGAATGTCATTCAAAATCTTACAACTTTTTTATCGTAATGAAAGTGTCATTGCGGCAGGATTCCCCTGGGTCTGATTCTCTTTATCAAAGGATGGAAACTGGTTCGCGTTATACGGAGGATTTTGCGTCAAGGCGTCTCCCTTACACGACATTTCTGGTGCTTCATGGGGAACACCTCCTTCTACAGGATCAAGAAAGTTATGACGTACTTCGTACATCTCTTCACCTTGTGCGTTGTAAACCTTTTCTAGATGAAGGATAGGACACTTTAAGGAAATCGCTCTCTGCCACTCGATAAATTGCTTATACTCTTCCAATCCCTTTAATTGTATAGGATTTACACCAGGTACGCTTGCCTTTTTTGGGTCGTATAAAAAGAGATATTCTCCGTCTTTTACCAAGGTAGTCGCACAATTTGCTGAGACAAACGGTTCAATCTCGGGTTTTTGACTGCGTTGGACTAGGAACAATATACCCCATAAGAAAAGTATAAATACAACAAACAATACACGTTTATTCATTTTTATATAGGTATATATTATTATGGGAGTAGAAAAGATAGAACCAATCAACTATCGACATGGATTAAAGCGGATTCGTCAGATGACTTGTGTTGTCTTGGTCTTTCATCCTCAATGCGGTCATTGTATTCAAATGCGTTCAAATTGGGAAGCCATGAAATCCATGACGAACCCACGCGTAAAAATTGTAGAACTCAATGGAGAAGGCATTGGCCGCAGCTCGGAGTTTGCGAATAGCCCAGTTGGACGAGCTACGGAAGGGTTTCCGTCTATCTTGAGAATGGATAAGGGGAGATTAGTTGAACGATACGAAGGTGAGCGTACTCCTGAAAAGATGGCTGAATTTGTCAACAAGGCAGTTGAGCCTATGAAAAGAAAAGCGACCAAGTCGCGGTTTAAAAAAATGCGGGGTAAAACGAAAAAATTGAGAAGAAAAAATTAATACAGTAGAATAGAAAAGATGTCTACTCAACCAACCGTTCAGTACAAACTCTGCTGCTTCGACGTGAAAGATAACGATGGGTTCACGAT